CGTAAATGAGTCAATTTACCATTATGAAGGAGATGTCTATTGTCTTCGTGTTCCATCGCATGTATTTATGGTTCGACAGAATATGAAGAATGTGTGGGTTGGAAATTGCTCTCGTTATGCGAATAAATCGACGTGTGGAATTACTTTTACACAGGAAGACATGCCCTATACGAAAGACGGAATCGTCCCCGATTTAATTATTAATCCGATTGGTTTTCCAAAGAGAATGACAATTGGTCAGTTGATTGAAACAGTCGCGGGAAAGATGGGGGCGATGAAGGGATATTCCATTGATGGAACTCCTTTTACGAAGATGGACCCAAATGATTTAGGGGCTATTTTAGAAAAAGAGTGTGGATTTCAGCGGAATGGGTTAGAGGTTTTATACAATGGGCGGACCGGTGAGCAGATTGAGTCTATGATTTTCGTGGGGCCTAGTTATTACCATAGGTTGAAGCATATGGTCGCCGATAAAATCCACTGCTTGAAGCCGGACCATGATGTTTTGACATTGACTGGTTGGAAGGCAATTCCTGAGATTACTGTGGAAGATGAAATTGCGTGCTTGGTTGATAATAAGTTGGTTTATCAGAAGCCGATTAATGTATTTCATTATCTGGACTATAAGGGGAAGATGTATCGAGTGAGCAATCAACACGTCGATTTGGATACTACAGAAAATCACAGGATGTATGTTTCTCAGAGTAGGAAATTGGATGAGTATGAGTTCGTTCGAGCGGATGAGATTGAGGGGAAGCACGTGAGATACAAGAAGAGCGCAGAGTGGGATTCTCCGGATTACCAGTTCGTTCTTCCGGCATTTGCGGATAAGTCGGATAGGGCGCTTGATATGGAGGCATGGCTTATCTTTATGGGCATTTGGATTACAGAAGGATGGACTATTGATAGAAGGAGGGTTGCGATTTATTTGAAGAAAGATAGTGTCAAGAAGGTATTTGAGGAGGCTATTAAGAAGTTGGGGTATGAAGTAGATAAGGTATCTGGATTTAAGAAATGGACTATTAATGATTCACAATTGGCAAATTATATGAATGAGTTGGCAGTTGGTGCGCCGAACAAGTTTCTTCCGGAGTGGGTGTTCAAGTTAAGTCAGAGTCAAGCGCGGATTTTGGTTGAGAGTATGGGAAAATTAGTCATATATTCTACAAAGTCATCGCGACTGGCAGACCAATTTATGCAATTGTGCTTACACGCAGGATGGTCCGCGACGAAGACGACGCATATTCGGAAAGGGGATGTGTCCGAGATGAATAAGAGGACACGGGTTGTTAGCAATTATGATTTATTTCGGCTGAGTGTTAATAAGAATTTTAATAATCCGGATGTGAATCGTGGTCATTACACGAAGAAGGATGTTAAGGAGGATGAGCTCTACGATTATGAGGGGCCGGTTCATTGCGTGGAAGTGGAGGGGAATGTATTCATGGTTCGGAGAAATGGGAAGCCCGTTTGGACGGCGAATAGCAGGAGCTCTGGACCTTACAGCCAGCTTGTTCGCCAACCGAGTGTTGGAAGGGCACGCGATGGTGGTTTGCGTGTTGGAGAAATGGAAAAGGATGCGATGTTGTCTCACGGGACGGTCCAATTTTTGAAGGAGAGGATGTTTGATGTTTCGGACAAGTATTTTGTTACGCTTTGTAAAGATACTGGGATGATCGCTGCGGTCAATAAGGATAAGAATATTTACAATAGTTTGTATAGTAATAACAATACTGATTTCGTTCGCGTTCAGATTCCATATGCGTCTAAGTTGTTGATGCAGGAGTTATACACGATTGGAATTGTTATGAAGCTGAAGACGGATGCTCCGGATGATGGAGATAAGAAGAAGGCGAAGGTTGCGAAAGAGAAGGAGATTAAGGATCTATAAAATTTGTAGAATTGGAATTTAGATTGAATTATGATTGAAAAAAAAATAATATTTCATTATGATAATGAAATATTATAAATCAAAGCGCGGTTATTTTTATAAAATGGTTGGAGATAAAAAGACTCGTATTTCGATTGAAGAATATAAATCTATGAAAGGTGGTCGTATTGAATCTAATGGAATATTAGAAGAAAGTGATTTTGATATTCCTGAAACACTTAAAAAAAATGTATTAATTTTTAATAATAAATTAACTGAACTTCATAATTCATTCAATATTGATTTTTGTAAGATACCAGAACCTAAAATACTGAGAAAAGCCGGATTAAGTCATGAACCATATATTTTCTTTGGATATAATCCGATAACTGGAAAATATAGATATGTTTTTTATAATGATACGCGATGGTTTAAGCATAATGTAATTATCATTACTAATAATGCAAATATGTCGTATAAGAAAGAAGTTATATGTAAAACATTAAAAGATAGTCGTATATTTGAAATAGATCATTCTTTTATAACCACTATAGGATTAAAATATTTAGTACATTTATATTTATTTTTATTGAATAAACGTGAAACTGAACCAGATTTTATGGAAAGATTATTCACTTATTTGTATAATATTATTAAGTTTAAAATAACAAGGTCAGGAACAACACAATATCATAATAGAGTTGCTTGTTATAAAACAATTCAGTTTCTTCCTAAAAACTATAATAAAAAAAATTTTATAAATCAATTCCTATAAAGCAATAAAAATGTTTTTAAACATCAATTTAATAATTCATAAATACGCCAATATTATCAGTAAAAGGACTTATCAATATAAATAATAATTCAAAGATTTAACTTGATCATGAGATAATAATATGAAATTAAAGACGGATGCTCCAGATGATGGAGATAAGAAGAAGGCGAAGGTTGCGAAAGAGAAGGAGATTAAGGATTTATAAGATTTGTAGAATTGGTGGAATTTTGATTGAATTTTGATTGAAAAAAATAATATTTCATTATGATAATGAAATATTATAAATCGAAGCGCGGTTATTTTTATAAAATAGTTGGAGATAAAAAGACTCGTGTTTCAGCTGGTTGTAAGAAACATGTGATGAAAGGTGGATTTACGAAAGATGGTGAAGTTGAAGCAAACGATTTTCATGTTCGAAATGTAAATGATGTTTTTCCAAAACAACGGTTCATATCTAATAATAATGAAGGAATTGAACTTCAATATATGAATCCAACAGGTGTCGGTAAATATAATATAAATGAATATTTTCAAATTTCAATTCTTTTTAATAAAAATGGTATTCCGCATATTTTTTTTGATTATAATAAAGCTACTGGAAAATATAATTATGTTATTTATTATAAGCTATTTCATAAAGTAGCAATTTTTTTAGAAATAAAAAAAATAGATAAATATGGAATTATATCAAATGTCGGGTTTTTTTCTAATAGATTATTTAGAGTTCCAGATAAAATGATATTATTATTATGTAATAAATTTTTATTAGAGTATGAAAGAAATAGAACTGACCAAATGACAAATATGTATAATTTGTTAAAAACTTATTTTGATAAACTTATGAAAACACGTCCAGACATATTTAAATCATCGAATACTACATCCAGAAAACTTGCAGAAGAAATTTTATCTAAATTTCAAATTAAACCGACCTAAAAGAAAAATGAGACAAACTTTCTATAAAAAATATAATTTAATTAATCTTTTTGGTAATGTAAATGCACTCTTAAAGAGCATTATACTATTTGACGACTATAGCGATTAATAATCGCTAATAGTGAAACTTATAATCATGCTTATATTTTTCAGGGCAGTCTCTTATTTCTATATAGTGATTAAATACATTTTGTATAATAAAAATTTAATATATCATTATAATATAATATAATGAAGTATTGTAAATCGAAGCGCGGTTATTTTTACAAAGTGGTTGGAGATAAAAAGACTCGGATTTCGATTGAGGAATACAATGCTGGCTGTAAGAAATATGCAATGAAAGGTGGATTTGATGATTTGAGAATGGTTGAGATGCTTAAAAAAGAAGGTGTAAATAGATTTGATCAACAACACGGTGGAAAATTGGATGTAGATGGTAAATTAGATACTGATGATTTTATGAGTAATAATATAGACTCTAAACAAGAAATTGTTCGAAGAATTAATAAAAATCGTTCTGGATTTGAACTTGAAAAAATTGAATATCAGATACCTATTGTACAATCACAGAATAGAAATTCTAAACAAAATTTTCAAAATCAAACAGTTCTTCCAAAAGAAATAATACAAAAAAGATTTCCTTATGAACCATATATTTTCTTTGGATATAACCAGAATCTCCAAAAATATATATATGTTTCTTATAATAAAAATTTTAGTAAAATACCTGTATTTCGGAAATTAGAAAATGATGGTACAACAATTTCGGATGAACTTACATTAACCCAAATTAAAAAGATAAATAATCGAATATTACTACAATTATTTTGTTTTTTGAATGAAAAATCAACTGATAGAGGCAATGGAACACACTATATGAAAAGATTACGAAATTATTTACTACGGGATGTTGATGTTATATTTCCGGATGATTTCGATTGTTATGATCTTTTTCCTTGATGATGGACGATGGAGTATTGTAGATCGAAATGCGGTTATTTTTATGAAATTATTGGTGATGAGAAAATGCGGATTTCTGTTGGGGAATATGGGATGGAATATGAAAAAAGTGCGATGAAAGGTGGGACTATTCAAATTTACAAATACACAAAAAAGTGAAAGTAAAATGATAAAAAATTTTGAAAATAAATATGGTAAAGCAAATAAAACTATATTAGTTATTGGTGATTATGATAAAGGTGATAATAATATGAAAGGAAAAGAACCTACAATATGTAAGAAATTTAGAAGAATATTTAGAAATGCAGGTTATAAAACATATTTGGTAAATGAATTTAGAACATCAAAACTTTGTAATTGTTGTAATGAAGAAATAGAAAAGTTTTTAGAAAAGCCAAGTAAAAAACCAAAAAGAAAAGGCGAAATAGACTTATGTCATGGTATATTACGATGTCAATCGGTTAAGCATAATTGCGAAATATACCATAACAGAGATAAAAACGCTGTGCAAAATATGTTAAAAATAGTAAAATCTATATTTAACACTGGTAAAAGACCAGAAGTATTTTGTCGCAGTAGTTGAGACTTCATACACATTTCACGATGTGTTATAACCAAATTTTTATATTTTTGTATATTTTTTTAGTCGTTAAGTCGGCGTTTTAAATGTGCAAAGGTGTAAAAGAAAAAGGAGAAGTTATAGCAAGGACATATCAACAAGATGAATTTAGAAAATTAATTAAGTATATTTTACAGAAATATGGAATTGAAAGTCATATGATTCATTTATAAATAAGTCTGTATAAAAACGCCAATATTATCCGTAAAAAGATTTTTAAGTTCTTGTTCAATTGAAAGTCCAATTTTTCTAAAATTGAAGTTTAAAATGACTTGATTGTGGTTCTGTTTTCCAGCATATGAAATAACGTCCACCCCGTGGAATGTCATATATAAATATTCTGGGACGGACCTGTCTTTATTACTTATCCCACAGAATGTTATATAAATTAGCCGGTTCCTCTTGATAGCATCGCGGAGACGGTCATTGAAATCGAAGTAGTTCGTAATTGTATTTCCGGACTGGTCTAAATAATAAAATTGGAGGCTACTATCACTGACCGTATTGGGCATGACTTCTACAATTATATTATTACCGCGGATTCCATTAATAGTTGCAACCGTATTTAATGTCGCCATAAATAATATAAAGATAATTAAATTATATAATGTAATGGAAACACCACCAACAGAAATAATAATAGGAAATGAATTAACAATCGAAAAAATAGCAGAGATATTTCCAAAACCGAACGGGGACTATGAAAAGATGCGGATAACTGATGTTGGAATGTATAGTATAACCAAGAAGAACGAGTCATTTTTTATTTCCAGTCTGATTACAAAATATTTTGGAGATACTAAGATTACAATTACAGATAGCACAGCGTGTTGTGGGGGAAATACGATTGGATTCTTATTAAATCCACAAGTCCAGCGCGTAAATTCGATTGAAATTGATGAGTTACACTTTTCTATTTTACAGAATAATGTGAATTTGTATAAAGAGGCGTGTAAAGTTTTTTTGTATCATGAAAATTATTTGAATTGTGCGAAGGCTCTGACACAGGAAGTTATATTCTATGATTTACCGTGGGGTGGTAAGAAATATATGGAAAAAGAAGAAGTTAAGCTGGGGTTATTTGATAAATCGGGGACTTTTATTTCAATGACACGGATTGTAAATGAAATGAAGGACTATTCTAAATTACAGATATTGAAGGTTCCCCTGAATTTCTCTTTCACTGAATTTATGAGGGATGTAGATTATGTAAAAATAAAGATACATAAAATATACAATAAGTTCAACAAAAAGCTTTGTTATTTTATTATCATTTTAATAAATTAGGTATCTGGCGCTTTTTTAAGTGCTTCTTTTAATTGATCTATTTGGGAAGCAATATCATCTACTTTTTTTTTTGATTCTACTGCGATTGCGTTAGTTGTTGTTATTTGTGTTGAAAGCATATTTACTTGTGTTTGGAGGCTACTACTCTCTGGCTGAGGTTGGGGTTTTGCAGGAACCAATTCGGTGGTCTGGGTTTGAGCAGGAGGAGGTCCTGTGGTCTGAGTTTGTGGAGTTGGAGGATTTGTTATAAATTCATTAATCGGATTGATTGTTAAAGAGAAAAATAAACAAATTAATATTATTATAATTATCTTCATTTATATTAAATGAAGATAATTATATTTTACATTTTTTTAATCCTTATATTTATTCCAATTATTTTTAATTCTATTTTTATAACAAAAACAGTAGAAGGTTTTAAGGGTGAAGATAAAGAAGATAAAGAAGATAAAAATAAGAAAAAGAAAAAGAAAGAAGTTATGTATAAAATGAATGGTGATAGTTTTTTATATGGAAAAAACACTATTGAAATTTTACCGTCAAATAAATCTAATAAAATAACTGATTTATATTTTCATTATCGCAGTCTTCCTGATAAAACAATCACAAATGGAATTTCATTTGATGATATATCAAGTCAGGATTTTATTGTAAAAACTCCGAAGAATAACTATAAAATATCATTTTCATCTTCCGAAAAACCAATCAAAATTATTGTTAATGAAACTGAATATAGGATTGAATTAAAGAAAAAAAAGAAAGAAGGTAAATTTGATATTTTATGGTATAATAATATAGTAGCTGGAACAATTGATGGGTTTGATATAAAACTTAGTGAGAAGGAACTCGATGATGTTGAAGTTATTATTGTTCTTTATACTGCAATTCTAATGATTAAAAAAATTAAAGATTTAGACAACGTGGATTATAATAAAATGTTTAAATAATATAATGAACAAGATATTGTGCTTTATAGTCGTTTTTCTATTATATATTGTTCTTGATGGAACCATGATGATGCTTTTCATGGGGAAATACTTCGGAGGAGTCGTCGAAAAAATACAGCGGGGAAAAAAAATGAGCGCGAGAATAATTCCGGCGGTTCTCTGTTTTCTTATTCTCGCATTTGGAATCGTATATTTTGTTATGGATCGGATACGTGATGACCATATCGTAGAGGACAGTTTTCGATATGGTGGTGTTTTTGGAGCGGTAGTTTATGGTGTTTTTGATTTGACAAATTATGCGATTTTTACAGATTATACAGCGGGAACCGTTTTGATTGATATGGCGTGGGGGACCATTTTGGCGAGCGTTATCTCAATGATTACTAAATTTTTATTCGTTAAAAAGGAATAATTATTATTTTATAATATTTTATGTTTAATAGGTCCTCCATCCACTTCCTACAATTAAACCAAAGGGAGCAACATTTAGTTTTGAATAATTTGAGCCGTGATTTTAGAAGGAGAGAATTATTCAATCATTACCTGACACTTTACAATATTAAAAAGAAAGCGCTCAGTGTTGCGCAAGCACCACAGCAACCACAGCAAATTCGACCGCAACCGCAACCACAACAAATTCGACCGCAAACACAACCACAACCACAGCAAACGCGACCGCAACCGCAAGCACCACAGCAACCACAACAAATTCGACCGCAACCGCAACCACAATCGCAATCGCAACTACAAAAGCAACCGCTCCAAATACGACAGCAACCGCAACCGCAACCGCAACCTCTTTACAACAACCAATCAAATATAAGTAATTACAATCGGTATCAGGAGAATACGCGGATAGAACAAGCCTCGCAAGTTTCAGATTCGCGTCTTGAAAAAAAAGCCCCTATTAAAGTCCCAGCCGTTCAAACAATTGACCTCCTCTCTGGAAATAGTGGGGCTGATAAGATGAATGAAATTCGAGATAATTTAAAAAAAGTAAAACGGACTGAACTCATTCCACATGTCGATTATAAATCATACATACAGAAATTCATGGTCCAAGATAAGTTGAAATCCTTTGTCGAAAATAAGAGGGTCGCTATTATTGGTCCCGCTAGTTATTTGGTTAATATAAATCAAGGTGAATACATTGACAAACACGATGTTGTCATCCGGTTCAACAGTGGAATTATCAAGAATCGTAAATATGCTGAAAATGTCGGGACGAGGACAGATATATGGATTTACAATTTCAAGAATCTGGAAATATTAGATAAAATTACGGAATTTCCCAAGTTTATATTTTGTCCATATCCCAAAATGATGATTGACTCATATGATATTGACAAAAAAATACCGTGCGATTGTAATATTGAGTTTATTGAGCCCCATTTTTATGAGCAGTTGAAGCAAGTGATGAAATTTGAGCCAAATACAGCGCTTCTAACAATTCTAATATTATTGCGTCAAGGAATTCAGAGCCTCTATTTATCGGGGATATCTTTCTTATATGATGGATACTATGACAAGGAGAATACTATATCAGAGTCGAAGGCGCTCGTCCTGAACCAACAAAACCGAACGGATTGTATCCAGATATTGAAGAAAGTATATAATGCGAATGAGCGCCTCTTACTAGATAATGCGATGTTGAACATTATCTATCCGAGTTTTGTGAATGTTCTGAACCGTCTTTTTTCGAAGGAAAATCAGGCAAAACTCTTTTCGACGCTGGACTACCGTCTTTTTATCCCGTCATTCCAGAGTAAATATAATAATCCAAATGCGGAAGCAATAATATATCTCCATTTTGGAAAAACTGAGATTTTACAGATTGATGAAAAAATTGATTTGGTTGTTCATATGATTCGTCCCAAGCTTTTTGAGAATGAGGTTTTCGTTCAGAATAACTCATGCGATTATGACGATTTAGAAGTATTGCTCGGGACTAAAAATAAGGGGGTCGTCTATTTTTCTAATAATCAGTGGGTCGCCATTGACAACATGATTCCCAAGAAAAACAGAGACTATATTCTATCACATCACTGTTATGTAAATGGAAATATATACGGGAGTTTTATTAAAAATATTGTTGTTGATTTTGACATTGATGAGAACAACCAGAATTTAAATATGCTCTATTTACTATTTAGTCTAGTTTATTATGGTCAGAAGATAATATATGTCCATCGGGAAAATGTTAAAACGAATGGATTATATGAAATCTGTTCAGTTATGAAAAAATTAAATCTTATAAAGTATATTTAATGAAAAATGTGTCGAAGAATTTGAATCTGGATTGGAATTGGAATAAGAATATAGATTATGGGTATAATGAGGGTCAATATTATTTTGATGCTGAAACATTTAAAAAAATGTTGATTATATTTGGTGCAGGATGTGTATTGGGCATTTTATTGGCACTTGTATTTGCAGGATTTCTTTATGGAATACAACAAAGGACATATCAAGGAAAAATCAATGCTTCAATAGAAGATAAAATTGTTCTTAAAAAAAGATTAAGTTATGGAAAATTATTTATTATTATTATTACACCATGTATATTATTGGGCTTAATCGCTGGAATATTATTGTTGTAATAATATATGGATAATCAATCCAATGATGCGGATACTGAATTCAAGGGATTTATAGTAGTATTATCTATATTTATTTTTATTTATTACATAATATTACTAATTTGTTATTTAGCATTTAAAATGAAATATGCTGTTGTTTTTATGATATGGACATTAATTGGTATTGCGGTTTCTATTGTATTAGCAGGAATAATATATGGGATTCGAGCGAATGACCCTGAAAATAAATTGACTTTTCAAAAAGCTGTTGAAAAAACAATACTTGTTGGAATATATTTTGGTATTACTTGTGGTTTATTGTATATATTAGCAAAAAATTATGGATATAATTTAGAATTACTTATTATGTCCGCCATATTATTGGGTGGAATTTTAGCAAGTATTGGGACATCCACCCCATGGCAATCACTGATTGGTATTGGAATTGTTTTTATATCTGTCCTTGGAGAATGGGTTTATCTAAAAATTAAGAAAGCGCTTGAAGAAAGAGCGATAAAACAACAAGAACAACAAGAACAACAAGAACGAGAAAAAGGATATCAGAAAGAAGGATATCAGAAAATGAAATGATAGTCCAGATATTGATTACTTCATGTTATCCTGATGAAACTTAATAATTTCCCTTGAATATCTCTTGACATCATTCTTATACACTAAATAAAGAACAAGCGCTGTAATCCAAATGGCGAGTTCAAGACCAATGACGATCCATGCCACAGTATGCATCTCGTTATTACACAACATATACACAATAACAATAAGTAAAATATAAATAATAATTTTCACAAAAAGATTGACGTATATCTTATCGGGGGTAAAATTCTTTTTGAGGTAGTCCGTATCCTTGAATAAGAAGACTGTGGCAACAATCATTTGCGCAATGATTATACATACGAATGTAAGAATTGGAACAAGGCAGTGCATTTATAATATAATGTAAGATTATTTTTATAGAAAAATCATGATTAATAGTTAGATAATATAATGATTGATTTCATTTATATTAAGAATTCTACTCCAGATATGCGGGTATATAATACTTATAACGAATTGTCATTATTATCATTCAAAAAAGTGATAGATGAAATTTGTAATAATGGATTCATTTATAAATATAAAATCGCTATTAAGACAAAATTAGTAATGCAAAAAATCGTGAATGTTCTAAGCTATTCTTCTAAACAATATTGTGTTCGGGAAAATGTTCTGATATGGATATTAGATTCTTGACAACCATTCCATTTCTTTATCTAAACCTAAAAAGAAATTATATTTTTCGGCGCGGTCATGCGTTATTTTGCTTCCACCTCCTCTCTTATATCGTGGTGTATCCCGAATTTCTTCATTTATTTCGTTGAATCTTTGGATAAGCGCATCCACGGATGGATATTTCCGGTTAAGAGTGTCGAGTTGCACCTTCAATTTCTGAATGAGAAGAGCTTTATCAATATACGGTCGCATATTTCCAAAAATTTCGATTTCGATATCATTCTCATCATAATACCGAAATCTTTCGGAAAATGCGGTTATGATATCGCTCAAAAGATAGCTCACATTGCTGTCAAGATTGAACGTCTTCCGGTTATTCACAATATGAAGTAAGTGCATCATGTCATTATCATCGGATACTAACCAGAGAATAATTGGAAAATCAAAATGCGTGGATGGATAGCGCCGGATTATTTCTTCGAGAGCTTGGACGCGATGTTGACCTTCAATAACTTTTATTATGTCGTGCTTTTGATTAAATGCGATATGAATCGGGTCAAAGAATGATGGCTCATTTCCACTTTTGATGTCGGCTTCATAGGCTTCGAACAAGTGGGCAACATGTTTTTCGTCGATTTTGCGGTTCAATTCCCATATGGGACTATGTAGTGTTCCAAATGCAGTTGATGCGCAAAGTGCATAATATCCACGATGGCGCTTATTTGGAAAAGGAGAAATCCTTTTCAAATTGTCAATAAAAAAATTATATTGCTTTTGTGGTGGTTCAATGTGTTCTCTTTCAGTATCTGGTGGTGTTGGTTGAATGGATTTTTCGGGTTGTGGTTTAGCATCATGATTTTGAACTAGTTTATCGCTCAAATATTTCTTTTCAATCAGTTTACGTGTATTTCTCATTTGTTTAGATAATAAAAATAATGATTGAATAATTCAATTTTTAATATAAAAAAATATGTGTTATAAATAATAATGATAAATCCATTTGTTTATGAAAATGGTAAGCGCATTTTTATTGGTGAGACTCCTAAACAACCTGCGACTGAAATGAAGATTCCACTTAATTTTGGTGAACCGAATAAATTTGTTCCAATGTAATTATTATTTTATACTTTATAGATATGTATAGTATAAAAGACAAGACGATTGAATTCAATGATGAATACAATGAAGTTGTAGATGTTTTAATTCTTAGCGGTATTGAGAATATTGTGTTCGGTGAGTTTTTCAACCAGAGTGTCGATAATTTAGTTGTTGGAATTAAGTCGATTGTTTTCGGTCATGAATTTAACCAAAGCGTAGATAAATTACCAGATGGGCTGGAGACTATAGAGTTCGGGAGTCTCTTCAATCAGCCAGTGGATTCTTTACCGGTATCAGTTAAGAAGATTATCTTCGGTGGTAATTTCAATCAGAGTGTTGATAAATTACCGACTGGGCTACTTTATGTAGAGTTTGGCTATGAATTTACGCAAAGTATTGATAATTTACCGAATAGCATAACGCATCTGATATTTCGGTGGGGGCTATTCAGACGCGCAATATCTCACTTTCCTGAAAATTTGACTCATTTAGTATTTGGCGAATACTATAATGAGAAGGTGATTTTACGAAAGAGAGGCGTTGAGGTTGAAATTGATCATCCAGTTGTAGGCAGTATTCAACCATTTTGGAATATTCAACCGTGCGTTTGCATTGAACACGCGTGTCTTGAATGTATTCAGAATATAGAGTTCGGTAATTATTTTAACCAAGAACTAAAAATTCTTGATTGTGTCAAGAGCATTAAATTTGGAGACCGATTCAATCAGAAATTAGAAAATCTACCGGATTGTATTGAGAAAATAGAGTTCGGGAAACACTTCAATCAGGAAATTAATGATTTACCGGATAGTATTACTGATTTGGTTCTACCTGAGGATTATTCAAAAGAAATTACTCGACTTCCGGCTTCATTGAAGAAACTGCGCGTTTATAAAAACAATCATTTTTATGAGAAATTTGACATCCAGAAAGTATTGGAAAATAAAGCGATATATCCAGAAAAAATAGTTAAACCATTTATTGGAAGATTTCCTTTTGGGCCTTTTTTTTCTCCTCCTGAACTGGCTCTGGCTCCTGTTTCTGAACCTGCTCCGGCTCCGGCTCCTGTTTCTGAACCGGCTCCGGCTCCGGCTCCGGCTCCTGTTTCTGAACTGGCTCCGGCTCCGGCTCCTGTTTCTGAACCTGCCCTTTAATTTTTTTCTAATAAATACTAATGGATATTAAAAAATTTATGGAAGTTGAAAAAATATCATTCCAGATAATAAAATTCTACATAAAATTTTATATGAATAAAATAAATCAATCTGAAAGTGATGCATTAACCAATTATAAAGGTGATATTTGGTATCCTGATATAAATTATTACCTAATAAATAATAAATTTAAATCTGATGATTATCTTTATTATAATTCATCTCCAAATAATAAAACACTAACTAATGAACAGAAACAAATAAAAAAACAATTGAAAAAAAATTACAAGATATTATTTTATATAAAAGAAATCGATAATGTTTTCAATAAAATACCAATTTATAATAAAAACATTATGGTATATCGTGGAATTAAGTATAATAATCAACAAGTAAAAGATATTATTTATGTATTAGAAACATCGAAGATTGGTTCAACTTTCGTATTTCCAACGTATCTATCAACGAGTTTAAATATAAATACTGCAATTAATTTTAGTTCAAAGCAATTGTATAAGTCACAAATGAACATGACTAAGAACATTCGATTGAATGATAGACTCGATATAGGTTATGAAGATATTTATAAACTGTTTGGAAAGAAGAAATTTTTTTTAATGAAAATAAACATACCAAAAGGTAATAAATTTATATATTTAGAACATTTTAATAAACACGGTAAAAATGTATTGATTGAAAATTGGGAACACGAAGTATTACTTCCGAGGAATTGTAAATTGAAATTAACTAAGAAATATGATGAATTATTTCCCCAAACATTACAATCAATTACGCATAAAGTGAAAAATATAATAAAAGACAATATAAAGTATATTCCAACGCGCGTTTATGAGTTTGAATATGAAGGATATGATGATAAAGAATTAATTATACCAGTTATTGAATCTATTGATATTAAGAAGTATTTAACAACTCTAAAAAATCATCAATTATCTATACAAGTTAAAGACGATACCATTAAAGAAATTGAAAAACAACAGAAGAAGAAGTTTAAAAATTTATTTCAAGTGGAAAATGCAAAATTGGTTAAATAATTATTTTCTTTTTGTCATTCAAATCCGTTTTCTTTTTGTGATTATAAATATGTTATTTTACTTATTTTTATAATTTATTCCGAATGATACAAATAAAAGATGAAGCTCAAAACAAACGAATCCATCCATTCCATTTTAACTTATAAGAAATTGTATGATAATTTTATTAATTTTTGTTGAAAAAATTGAATTAAAAATAATTGGATAATAATAATAATAAAATGGATAGTGTAAATCATCAAAAAGAATTTTTGATTCTGTGTAATTCTGGAAAATTTCCAAAATTACGCGAATATTATGAAAAACATAATGAACATATAGATATTCACTTGAACGATGAAGAATGTTTTCGGGTCATTTGCGAGGCCGGTTTTTTAGAGTGCGCACAATTCTTATATGAAATTGCACCCGATATTAACACTGCGATTCGATCAGAATATCCATTCCGTTATGCTTGTGTAAATGGACATTTGAATGTTGCTCAGTGGTTGGTATCAATTAAACCAGAAATTAAAGTCGATATGTGGAATAATTATGCCTTTTTTTCTTCGTGTTCTGGTGGACATTTGGATGTTTTGAAGTGGCTTTATACACGAAGTCCATCTCTTAATATTGGAAGTTCTCCATGGACATTAGAAAAAAAAAATTCACCTGAGAGCGGAATCCCAAATTATGAGGCGTTTCGTATAGCGTGTGAACACGGTCATTTGAACGTTGCGAAATGGATACTCGAACTCAATCCAGATACGAACATTTCGGAATGCGATGAATACGCATTCCGATGGTCGTGTGGGAACGGGCATATGGATGTGGTCCGGTTCTTATTAGAACTAAAACCCGATATCAATATGCGCGTCTTGGATGAGCAAGTTCTTTTTATGGCGTGTCATAACATAAAATATGAGGCGGTTGAATTTTTATTGGGAGCTCGGGATGATTGGTCATTGAAATATTTGCCCAAATTTTTGGATAAAAGAATGATATCACTTATGAACCAATATCTATTCAATAAAATGAAGTGGATGAAAACGCCAATTGAAAACACTGAAAAATCAGATTGTCCAATATGTCTGTGTGTTTCAGAGATTGGGCGAAAAACGCCGTGTAGACATTATTTCTGTTGTAATTGTATAACAAAGTGGGCGATATCAAATCGGACGTGTCCATATTGTAGAGAATTATTATTCGATAAATATTGAATAAGTGAGATAATCAATAGTGGATATTTTTATTATAATAGATTCAATTTAGTAAGAAAAATTGATGGTT